GACCGGCTACCTGAAGGTGGTCGAGCAGGTCAGGATGCTGCCAGAAAAACCATCCGTGATTGTGGTCGACACCCTGCACCGATTCCTGGCCGGTGACGAGAACAGTGCCCAGGACGCCAAGACCATGCTGGACGCCTGCAATGCCCTGATGATGGAGTTTAAGTGTTCGGTCATCCTGGTGCACCACACCGGCGTCTCCGACGAGGCCCAGCACAGGGCGCGAGGCTCAAGCGCCTGGCGAGGCGCTCTGGACATCGAGATCAGCATCGTGCCAGGCAATGACGGCGCGCCGATGCAGATCGTTCAGCGCAAGTCCAAGGACGCCGAGCTGGCCGAAACCATCCACGTCGAGCTGCAGCAGGTCACCATCCCCGGCTGGTACGACGAGGACAACCAACCGGTCACCAGCGCGGTGGTCGTCCAGGCCCAGGCGCCAACTTCAGGCAAAAAGGATAGCAAGATCGACAGCCATCGCAAGACTTTCGAGAACGCCTGGTGGTCATCAGAAGCCGAGGAGCGTAATGGTTTACCCTATCTCAGCAGGTCGGCCATGATGGACTATCTGGTGCAAAAACTGGCCATTAGCGAGGCCTCAGCCAAGCAATACATGAAGGCCAGCGTGCCAGGAAAGCCCATCGCCGACCTGCTTACAGCCCAGATCATCGAGGCCTTTGAGCATGGCTGGGCCGTGGTCGACGAGGTTCAAGCAAGTGCCATGCTGATCCGGAAATCAATAAAATGACCAAAGTTATCCACAAGTTATCCACAGTCACTCAAGCCGTAACTGGTAACTGTAACGTAAAAAAACGTAACTGTTACCTTGGGCAAAAGCAGCGATTTACGGTAACGTAACGTAACACCCCCCTTTAGGGGTGTTACCAGTTACCGATCGATGCAGCGAGATTTGATACCAAACCAGAGTCAGATCATCAGAAAAGTTATCCACAGGCAGATTTCAAAAATGACCAAGCAACGAGAAACCCCAAACTTCGCAAGTTGGCAACATGACACCCTGGCCGAGTTTGCGACCGACTGCTACACCAGGCTTCAAGACGAGCAGGCCGCAACCGAGCAGCTCAGGCTCGACCTCAAGGACGCCATGAAACTGGCGCGAATCCAAAACATGAAGGACAATAAAGCATGACCACGAAAACCCACAAACCAAAGGCGCCGACCAAGCCAGGCAGCCCAGACCGGCGCAAGATTGCCGACCTGGTGCTTGCTGGGATGCGCGGTGGGATGAGTGCGCTCAAGTCCTGCGAAGCTGCTGGCGTGCATCAAAGCACGTTTAACACGTGGCTGAATGATGACGCCGACTTAGCCGTAGACTATGCGCGCGCGAGGGAATACCTGATCGAACGCATGGCGCAAGAAGTGTTGGACTTAAGTGATTCGGACGTTGGATTGCAGCCGGACGGCAAGAAAGACTGGGCGGCTGTGCAGAAGCACAAGCTGCAAGTCGACACTCGCAAGTGGCTACTGTCCAAGTTGGCCCCGAAGAAGTACGGCGAAAAGCTGGAGCTGACTGGTGATCCAGATCGGCCACTGGCGATCCAGAAGATTGAGCGCGTGGTGGTGAAGTGACAACCCTGCGCATCGAGACCCCAGAGTGGGCGCTGCCCATGCTGGAGCCTGCGCGCTATAAAGGCGCCCACGGTGGTCGCGGCTCGGGCAAGTCGCACACATTTGCCGAGATGATGATCGAGGCCCACATCCTCGACCAGACCAGCCGCAGCGTCTGCGTACGCGAGGTCCAGAAATCACTGGCCCAGTCTGTCAAGCGCCTGCTTGAACTCAAGATCGAGCAGATGAATGCCGGTGCCTACTTCGAGGTGCAAGAAGCCGTCATCAAGTCCAAGAAGGGCGACGGCCTGATCATCTTCCAAGGCATGCAGAACCACACAGCCGACTCGATAAAGTCGCTGGAGGGATACGACCGTGCCTGGTGCGAGGAGTCACAGAGCCTGTCGCAGCGCAGCCTGGACCTGCTGCGGCCAACCATCCGCAAGCCCGGCTCCGAGCTGTGGTTCACGTGGAACCCAAGCCAGGCCAGCGACCCGGTCGACTTCCTGCTGCGCGGTGACCAGCCGCCACCCGACGCTGTGGTGGTCGAGGTCAACTACAGCAATAACCCCTGGTTCCCCGACGTGCTGCGCTTTGAGATGGAGTACGACCTGTCCCGAGACCCGGACAAGTACGCTCACGTCTGGCGCGGCGCCTACCTGCAAAACAGCAGCGCGCGCGTCTTCCGCAACTGGCGCGTCGAGGAGTTCGAGACGCCACGTGACGCCATCCACCGGCTGGGCGCTGACTGGGGCTTCGCGTCCGACCCGACCGTACTGGTGCGCTGCCACATCATTGGCCGCACGCTTTACATCGACGAAGAGGCCTATATGGTAGGCTGCGAGATCATCAACACGCCTGACCTGTTCATGACCGTGCCCGAGGCCGAGAAGTGGCCGATCGTGGCAGACAGTTCCCGGCCAGAGACGATCAGCCACATGCGCAAGCACGGCTTCCCCAAGATCATGGGCGCGGTCAAAGGCGCCAAGTCGGTCGAGGAGGGCGTCGAGTGGCTCAAGTCCTACGACATCGTGGTGCACCCACGCTGCACGCACACTGTCGACGAGCTGATGTTCTACAGTTACAAGACCGACCCGCTGACCGGCAAGGTGCTGCCAGTGCTCCAGGACAAGAAGAATCACGTCATCGATGCGCTGAGATATGCTTGCGAGGGCGTGCGCAGGGCTGTACCCGTTGCCCGGTCCATAAACTTCACGCCATTGCCAGTAAACAGCAAATGGTGAGAAAATACTTGTAACGAGGGCGAAAATATGGCACGCATTTCCAAAGAGCAATTCCTGAGCACCCTGCACGATGATGCGCTAAAGCAATTTAACGACATCCAGACTGCCTTACGCGACGAGCGCCTGCAGTGCCTGCAGGACCGGCGCTTCTACAGCTTGTGCGGTGCTCAATGGGAGGGACCACTTTGGGACCAATACGAGAACAAGCCCAAGTTCGAGGTCAACAAGATCATGCTCTCGGTGATCCGCATCGTCAACGAGTACCGCAACAACCGCATCACCGTGGACTACGTCAGCAAGGACGGCGAGAACGACAAGCTGGCCGACACCTGCGACGGCCTGTACCGTGCCGACGAGCAGGACAGCGTGGCCGACGAGGCTTACGACAATGCCTTCGAGGAGGCAGTGGGCGGCGGCTTTGGCGCCTGGCGCCTGCGCACCGTCTACGAGGATGAAGAGGACGAGGAAAACGAGTATCAGCGCATCCGCATGGAGCCGATCTTCGACGCCGACAGCTCGGTGTTTTTTGACCTCAACAGCAAGCGCCAGGACAAGTCGGACGCCAAGTCCTGTTTTGTAGTCACCTCGATGACCAGGGCCAGCTATAAAGAGGAATGGGGCGACGACCCGACCGACTGGCCGAAGATCATCCATCAGTACGAGTTTGACTGGGCCACGCCTGACGTGGTGTTCATCGCTGAGTACTACAAGGTCGAGGAGGTCAACGAGACCATCCGCATCTTTCGAGCCATCGACGGCACCGAGGAGCGATACCGAAAGATTGACTTCGACAAGGACGAGAACCTCGAAGAAACCCTGAACGCCATCGGCAGCCGCGAGGTCCGGCAGCGAAAAATCAAGCGCAAGCGCGTGCACAAGTACATCATGTCCGGTGGCAAGGTGCTCGAAGATGCAGGCTACATTGCAGGCAACTGCATCCCCATCGTGCCGGTCTACGGCAAGCGCTGGTTCGTGGACAACATCGAGCGCTGCATGGGCCACGTGCGCCTGGCCAAGGATGCGCAGCGCCTGAAAAACATGCAGCTCAGCAAGCTGGGTGAGATCAGCGCGCTGTCCAGCGTCGAGAAACCCATCCTCACGCCTGAGCAGGTTTCTGGCCACCAGCTCATGTGGGCAGACGACAACCTGCGCAACTTCCCATATCTGCTGGTGAACCCAATCACGGCGCCCGACGGCAGCCAGACCATCAGCGGCCCGGTGGCCTACACCCGCAGCGCACAGATACCGCCAGCGATGGCAGCCCTGCTGCAGATCACCGAGCAGGACATGCAGGACATCCTGGGCAGCTCGCAGCAGGCTGACAAGATGGTGAGCAACATCTCCGGCAAGGCCGTCGAGATGATCCAGACCCGCATCGACATGCAGACCTACATCTACATGAGCAACTTTGCGAAGGGCATGAAGCGCTGCGGCGAAATCTGGCTCAGCATGGCCAAGGACATCTACGTCGAAGAGGGCAGGCGCATGAAGGTGATCGGCAGGACCGAGGACGTGGACACGGTCGAGCTGATGCAGCCAATGGTCAGCGACACCGGCGAGGTAGTCATGCAGAACGACTTGAGTGGCGCCAAGTTCGACGTGGTCGTCGATGTCGGCCCATCCAGCTCCAGTAAGCGTGCGGCCACCGTTCGGGCACTGACCGGCATGATGGCCATCACCGACGATGCGCAGACCAAGCAGGTGCTCCAGGCGATGGCCATGATGAACATGGAGGGCGAGGGCATTGGCGACGTGCGCGACTTCTTCCGCAAGCAGCTCCTGCGCATGGGCGTGGTCAAGCCGACCGAGCAAGAGGCCGAGCAGTTGATGGCCGAGCAGCAGGCACAGGGCCAGCAGCAAGACCCGAACGCCATCTTCTTGCAGGCCGCAGCCGAGGAGGCCGTGGCCAAGGCTGCCCAGGCACGCGCCAGCACAATCAAGACCGTGGCCGACGCTGGCCTGTCCAGGGCCAAAACAGCCGAGACGCTGGCCAAAACCAGCGTGCAGGAACAGAACATGGTGCTGACCGAAATCGAGGCAGCCCAGCAGGCCGTCATGGGCCAAGAGGTCCAGCCTGTTGTCAGATGACAAAAAGTAAGTGAAAATGTGAGAAACGGCATCCACCCAGCCGCACCATGGGTGAGTTTGATGGGGTCAAAGATGCAAAAAGAGGCAGTATTTGCGGACGAAGAGATCGTTTTTAAGGACGAGGTCACCGAGGAAATCGACGTTGTCGATGACTCAGATCAGCCCGATGACGAGGTAGTCGTCAGCATTGGTGAGGAAGCGCCCCCCGCCGAAGAGGAAGTTCGTGCGCCTGAATGGGTGCGTGAGTTGCGGAAAACGAACAGGGAAAAAGAGCGACGCATTCGTGAACTCGAAGCCAGACTGACGGCCACTACGACTGAGAACAAGCCGGTCGTGATAATGGGTCCGAAGCCAAAGCTGGAGGACCACGACTACGATGCGGATAGGTACGAGCAAGCATTGGACGCATGGCATGAGCGCAAGCGCCAGCACGACTTGGAGACCGAGACGGTCAAAAGGTCCGAGCTGCAGCAGCATCAAGCCTGGCAAGCCAAACTGGACTCCTATGGCAAGGCCAAGGCCGAGCTGAAGGTACGTGACTACGAGGATGCTGAGGAAACCGTCCAG